CTGGATCCGATCGAATCCGGCGCAATCAAAGTACCTGAATCAGGTTACGCGGAAGGAAACTGGATTAAACTTGCCGTGCGTTGTGATTCTGGCTACGAAACCGTTGAGGATTCCTCCCGCCATGCAAGGATCAGTATTATAGACTCAGCAAAAGTAACGATGTGGCAGCTTGCTCCTGACAATAGTGGACAGCCAGGGACGGCTGAAGATTGGGGCAAGCCGTTAGATATCTTAACAAAAATTGGCGCAACAAATACAATCTTCTGGGCCAGAGCGAGAGTGGCGCATACGGAAGAACCGGCGAATGATGAAAGTGTGGATATTCAGGTTGCGGCAACCATAGGAGCAACAAGCTAGGGGAGCGGTTGATAATAATGGCGCAAATCAATCCATCTCAAGATTATGATTTATTAGTGACTCTGAAATTTGCCGAACCTAAAGGCGATTGCCATATCTACCTGCACCGGGGCAGCTTCGCAACGGCTTCTGGCACTGTTTATTATCGTACTGGAGATGGTAATAAGTGGAATGAGCTGACTGTCAAGGGCGATAAGACCGTTATCCCCGTAAGCGATTATGTAATGAAGGTAGGGCTTAACTGGGATAAAGACGGGGATAATTATACAACTCCGTCTTTTCGGAATAATCCCAATCTAAGAGAGATTACATTTTCCCAAAAGGCTGTTCTGGAGGGCAGAATAGGCAATTACTTCTTCTACTTCTTCGCTTACAATTGCCCTAATCTAGTGGTGTTAGACGTGCCTGACGTCTCTAAGGTTATAGAAGTCGGTGGTTATTTTATGGTGGCATATGCTCAAGGGTGTTTTTCCCTGCCTTACCTGCCCGTCCCTGATACTTCCAACATAGCAGAAGTCGGTGATTACTTCCTGGGTTCGTATGCCTTAGACTGCCGCAGGCTGCAATCCCTATCAGTTCCAAATACGTCCAAGATCACGTCTGCCGGAGAGGGATTTCTTTCCAGCTATGCGAGAGAGTGTTTTGATTTGACTTCGCTGGATGCCCCAAATGTAAGTAACCTGACATCTGCCGGAGAGGATTTCATGGGTGATTATGCCTTCGGGTGCTTGAATCTGACAAAACTGGGGATTCCCGATACTGCCAAAATGAGGTTTAGTGGGAAGCAATATCTGAGCGGCTATGCAGGGGGCTGTGATGCCCTATCAGAGCTAACTCTGCCGTCTAGAAACTACGAATTTAATTACCCGACTGACCTAGGCTTATCAGAAGATAAACTTAGCAACCTGATGAATAAGTCGAAAAAGGAAAGCGGTGAGTAATCGTGGCTACTATAAACCCTAATCAACAATATGATATTATCCATACCCTGACATTCTCAAATGCGTCAGGAAATTGCCCGATAAGACTGCACAGGGGTTCTTCGTCTGCTTATACTGGCACGGTATATTATCGCGCTGGAACTAGCGGAGATTGGACTACTCTATCTGTCTCAGGCACAAGCACCACTTTCCCGGTAACAGATACCACAATGCAGGTAGCCCACAACTGGAATAAGTCAGGTAATAGTCATATGACGCCCTCGTTTTGGGAGGCAAAAAATATAACCAGTATCGCCATTTCGCAAAAGTCGGTTTTGACTGGGACTATGGGGAATTATTTCATGTATTACTATGCTTATAACTGCTCATCCCTTACTTCGCTCGATGTCCCGGACACCAGCGGTCTTACAAGCGTGGGGAATAGTTTCATGCATTCCTATGCTTTTAACTGCTCATCCCTCACTTCGCTCGATGTCCCGGACACCAGCGGTCTTACAAGCGTGGGGAATTATTTCATGCACTACTATGCTCGTGGCTGTTCCAAGCTCACTTCTCTTGCTGTCCCGGACACTAGCAGTCTTACAAGCGTGGGGATGTTTTTCATGAATTACTATGCTCGTGGCTGTTCCAAGCTCACTTCTCTTGCTGTCCCGGACACTAGCAGTCTTACAAGTGTGGGGAGTTTTTTCATGGATTCCTATGCTTATGGCTGTTCCTCCCTCACTAAACTGGTATTGCCCGCTGTCGGCTGGTTCGAGGATAACAATGTAAGCTGGAGTGTCCCCGCCGATAGATTAGGTGTTCTCAAAGGTCGTGTGCTTGATTCGAGCGATTTAAGCGGCTGGAAGGCACTGACCGCAGAGGGCAAAACGCTTTACACTAACTATATTCGCGACCCGGAACTTGTGTATTATGAGCCCGTACCTGAATATTGCGAATACGTAGCCGATCTTATTCGCACTATCATACAAAGTCAATCTTACAATGCTGACACGAAACGCTCTATCGCCCAAAGCCAAGCCTATCAAGCTGACACTAAACGCTCTATCGCCCAAAGCCAAGCCTATCAAGCAGACACTTTCCGCAAAATCAACAAAGCGTATCAATACCCTGCCGATACTGAACGCATAACGATTAAAGACTATTCCTACAGTGCAGACACCAAACGCAAAATAATCCAAGGGCATGTTTTCACGGGCGATACCAAACGGGCAACAATTAAAGAATATACCTTTACTGCCGATACCTTGCGAAAACTGCTGAAAAGTTACGAGTATCAGGCAGACATGCTCAGGCAGATAGTGAAATCCTATGCATATCAAGCCGATGTTCTCCGCAGAATTGCCGAAGAAGCACAATATCAGGCTGATATGATAAGGCAGATTGCCATACAGCAGGAATTTATTGCCGATGCAGTAAGGAAGGTAATCCAAGCGCAAACGTATAATGCCGATACTAAACGGCAGGTGCTTAAAACCTACGAACATAATGCTGATACCTTGCGGAAAGTTTTAGCAGGGCAGGAATTTAAAGCTGATGCACTCAGGAAGGTTTTGAGGGAAGATGCTTATTTTGCCGACACCGTAAGACAAATCATAGCTGAACAAGAGTTTATTGCCGATGCTAAACGGCAGATAGCAAAGGAATTGCAGTTTAATGCTGATACCGCAAGGCGAATTGCAAAAGAATATTCTTATCCTGCTGATGCTGAAAGAAAAATACTGCAGGACTACGATTATGCCGCCGATACGTTCCGCAAAGTCTTGAAAGACTACGATTATACTGCCGATGCCAAAAGGATGATAGTCAAAACAGATGCCCATAACGCAGACCTGCTTAGGCACATAGTGAAGCAATACGAATATGCTGCCGACACCATGCGTTTTGTTGTTGAGTTGGGCGTTTATGTGGGTGATACTTACAGGGTAGTCAGTGCGGATCAAGTTTACAGCGCAGATGCTTTGAGACAAGCTATCAAAGAATATGAGCATATTGCAGATACCCTTCGCAAAATAGCACCCCCGCATATAAGGTTGAAAGTAACCCTGTCTATCCAGGAACGTGACGTTGGCTTAGGCATACAAGAACGAGACGTAAAACTGGAGGTGGAGGAGTGATGCCCTTAATCGGAAATACAATCAGGCTAAAAGGCGAATTCAAGGATTTAGACGGCAACCTCACTGATATTGAGGAGCCAAAGGTGGTGATTTATGACAATAAAAGAAATGTGATCAAAGAAGCAACACCAACCAAGGCTGGAACAGGTATCTATTACTATGACCTGATTGTCCCGGACTATAAAGAAGCCGGAAAGCAGAACGAACCGCTGGTATTCGAGTTTTCGGGTGAGATTGACGGCCAGCCTGTTGTGGGGAGAAGCAGTTTTGAGAGGAGGTGGAGCGAATGATTGAGGGCTACCTGAACCAGAGGGCGGTATGGAAGCGGAAAACCGGTAGCAACGAATACGGTGAGCCGCAAACCAGCAGCAAGACAATCAAGGTCCGCTGGGAAGGGAAGCGTAGATTGGTAAGGGACAACGAGGGCCGTGAGGTTGTTTCTGAAGCTCGAGTTTTTTGCACTGAAGCCGTGAAGCCTGGGGATGAGCTTGAATTTGACGGGCGCAGGTGGCCGGTGATTGCTGTATCTACGGTTCCGGGTCTGGACGGCATGGAGTCCCACAGAGAGGTGGCGGTCTGATGGCAAATAATAAATGGCGCATCAAGGAAGCAGTCAAGATTGCTGAGGAATCTACTCTGAAAGCACTGAGAACCGGAGCAGAGGGAATACTTACAGACGCCATTAATGAAGCACCAGTTGAGACTGGTACACTTCGAAGAAGCGGGACTGTGACTGTTGGAGCTTTACCCGAAAATCCCGGTCAAATCTATCAAGATTCATTACCCTCGAAAAAGGGCGGAATTGGTAAGGAACACAAAAAAGCTTTTCCCGAGCCAGTGGGTAAGGAAAAAGCAGTCTATATTAGTTTCAATACCCCCTATGCCCGACGCCAACATGAGGAATTGGGGTATAACCATCCCCGGGGCGGCAAGGCAAAGTATCTTGAAGATCCGTTCAACCGGAACAAGGACAAGGTGCTGAAATACGCGGCAAATCAGGTCAAAAAGGCCCTTAGGAAGGCAAAGTGAGGTGATGCCGATGTGTTAAAAGAAATAGGCACATACCTTCAGTCTCAGGAGGTAGGAACCCTTGGGACTGATTTGTTTTTAGGGCTTATGCCGGACCAGCCAGACAACTGCATAGCTCTTTTTCAGTACGCCGGTAGTCCTCCAGACTTGCATTGGAACGGCGAATATCCAGGCTTGCAGGTACGGGTACGGAACAAAAGTTATGCGGCTGCAAGGGCAAAGATTGTGGAAGTGGCAAAGAAACTCCATGGGCTACATGAACAAACGCTGTCCGGTACCCGGTATCTGCTTGTCAAAGCACGGGGAAGTCCGGAAGTGCTAAAGCGTGATGCAAACAACAGAGTTGAACTATTCGTGAATTTTGAAATTATAAAGGAGAGTGATTAACATGGCAATAGCAGGGTATGGCGGCGGTGTATACATTGGAGACACGCCGAAGAAGGTTGCAGAAATCGCAAACTGGAGTCTTGACATGAGCGCAGATGATATTGACATCACTAGCTTTGACTCCGAGGGCTGGAGAGAAAGAATACAGGGCATAAAAGAATGGTCCGGATCTTTTGAGGGCAATTTAAAGCCGGATGACACAGATGGGCAGGGCGAACTGATTGATGCCTGGCTCAGCGGCGAAGCAGTAACCTTGGAGCTCCAGGTAAACAGCACAGTGAAGTTCTCCGGCGACGCTTTTGTGAATCTGAGTATTGAGACACCTGTTGACGACAAGACAAGTTTCAGCTGCGACTTCTCCGGAACTGGTCCGCTGACGCCTTCCGGGGTAGGTTCTGGTAGCTAATGGCTATCAGAGGCATGGTAGGGGCGGTTTACGAAAGCGAGACCGCCCCTATTTCTGAAAATGTTGCATTGCTATTTGATTGGACGCTGGAGGCCCAGCACAGGAAAGAATACACTTATGGCCCGGAACTGCATGCAATACCTAACAGTTGGCATGTAAAAGCAGGTGCATACTGGGCAAAAGAAAACTTGACAAAAAAGCAGGCTTTTATCCGGCTATTTATCGGCAAAGGAGATGATATGCGCTGCTTGGCCGGACAAGTGGAATTACCGGTATTAAAAAAGACTGAAAATATATGCAAAGTGAAAAATCAATTTGAAGGCGTTGGCCTATTAAGGCAGGAGGGATAACATGCCGAGAAACAAAATCGTGAAATTTGCAGGCAAGGACATAGACGTAAAGGAAAAGAAAATCGGTGAGCTTGAGATACTGGTGCGCGAGCTATTCCCGTCAACGAAAGGCAAGCTCAAGAACCTCGACAAGGCACTGAACGATTTGGAACTCGACTGGGATTTGCTTTATAAAAAGCTGCCCGTGGTGTTCCCGGACATTACGGAAGATGATGTCAAAAACGCTTACATGAGCGACTTGGAAACTCTGATCGGAGCGTTCGTTGATGTAAATTTTTTCGCACTAAAGCAGATGATACCGAAGCTGATGCTTTTGGCTCAGACTGGCTCACAGCGGAGGTAATCGTACTGCTTGGGAGAGAATTCGGCTGGACGCTTGACGAGATGCGGAAGCTGTATCCGAGCGAGCTTCAGGCGATCCTAAAAGAGCTACAAAAACAGAAACTAATTGACGAATACACAGAACAGAAAAACAAATGGGCTTTTTTGGCTGCAGTAATAATGAATGGTGTTGCAGTATTAGCCAGGGTTTTTAGCGGTAAGAAAAAGAAAATAAAAGAGATTAGTCCGGATGATTTTATCAGCAAGGACTTCAAGAAAATCATTCAACAGGTTTTAGGCAAACAAGAAGATAATGATTATGGCAAACATATTGAGGACGCAAAACAGAAGGGTCTAAAAGTGCCGACAAAGGCAGGTGAGACAGTATGACCGTAGGACAGGTAATTGCAAAGCTGGGTGTTGACCCGAAGGAATATGAAAAGGGCTTGCGAAAGGCAGAAACGCAGGCTAACAAGGCCGGCTCCAAAATTGGCACAATATTCAAAAATGCTTTTTCCGTAACTCTCGGAGTGGGAATGTTTGAAGCCTTAAAGAAGGGCTTTAAGTCCACAGTGGGAACGGCAGTAAGTTTTAACTCCATGCTCCAGACGGCCCAGATTGGTTTCGCAACCATGCTTGGCAGCGCAGAGAGGGCGCAGAAGTTCCTTGATAGCCTGGCTGATTTTGCCGCAAAGACACCATTTGAGTTCCCGGAACTGCTTGACGCATCCAAGCGTATGCTAGCCTATGGCTTTGCTGCAGAAGAAGTATTACCTACGCTGCGTGCTGTCGGAGATGCAGCGGCGGCGCTTGGATCCGGGAACGAAGGCATCAACAGGATAACCCTTGCATTGGGGCAGATCCGGGCGAAAGGCAAGCTAGCAGCCGAAGAAATGCGGCAGCTCACAGAAGCCGGTGTTCCAGCATGGCATATCTTGGCGGAGGCGATGGGAACAACCGTGCCCGAGCTCCAGGATATGGTATCGAAAGGCCTTGTTCCCGGAGCAAAGGCCGTTGAGATGCTAACCAAAGGTATGACGAAACGCTTCGGCGGCATGATGGAATCAATGGAGGACACCTGGCAGGGTGTTACATCATCCATAAAGGACATATGGAGAATGACCGTAGGCGAAATGACCTCCGGGCTATTCAGCGGCATCAATAACTGGCTGAAAGGCGTGAGGGATTGGTTAAGCGGATTTTATAATACCTTTAAGCAATTCGGTCTACAGGCGGCCCTATTGAAATATTTCGGTGCTGAATTTGCGACAATGGCGAACGTTGTAATATGGGCAGCAAGGACAGTTTTCAATGCATTAGGTTGGGTATACGGGATTTTACGCCAGAACTGGGGCATGGTTTCTGTTCTGGCTACGGCCTTTTTGACATATGCGACCGTATCAAAAATTGCCGCAGGTGCAACGGCGGCATTCCGGGCAATATCCCTTGCGTTGAAGGGCGAGTTAGCCTCGCAGATTCCAATACTCGGCTGGGTTAGCACGGCTGTGGGGATATACAAGACGCAGATGGCCCTGGCATCAATGCAAGGTGTAGTTATGACGGGGGTCCTTGCAAAATTGAAAGTAGCCTTATACTCCATTTGGACAGCGCTCGGCCCCATTGGCTGGATAATATTAGCAATCACCGCCATAGTTGCAGGCGGGATGGCCCTTTGGAATAAATATGCGCAATCAGTACAAAAAGCCTGGGAAACTTCCATGGCAGAGAAAATGAAAGCCCAGCAGGAAAAGCTAAAGCAAAGCATGAAGGAAGTAACAGGGGCTACAGAAGAGCAGACAGATGCTTTGAACGAAGCAAATAAAGCGGCTGGACAGAACCTGCAATCATTCGACGAGGTGCATCAGCTCCAGGAGGATATGGCAGATGTGGCCAGACTTGATATGCCAAGCCTTGATCCGTTCGAGCTAGATGACTTTGACTTGCCGGAAATAGATTTTAGTGAAATGCTGGAACAGCCAAAAGCTACATTTGCTGGATTCATGAAATGGATCAGCGATGGGCTTAAGAATGCCTGGGATTGGGTGAAAAAAACTGCTGTGAGCGCATGGGAAGGAATAAAGAACGCATGGAAAACTGCCAGCGGATGGCTCAACGACAATGTGATTAGGCCGGTAGGTAAGTTTTTCTCGGATCTGTGGAGAGACATAAAGCAGCTGGCCAGCGATGCCTGGAGCGGCATAGTGGGAATATGGCAGGTTGTGTCGGGATGGTTTTATGCAAACGTAATACAGCCCGTAGCAAGGTTCTTTGCCGGCATGTGGGACGGCATAAAAAAAGCTGCCAGTAACGCATGGAACAGTATTGTAGAAGCATGGAATGACGCTACGTCATGGTTTAACACTAATATTATTCAGCCGATAGCCCAATTTTTTATAGGCCTGTGGGAAGGCATAAAAGAGGTTTGGAACAGGGTAGCAGGCTGGTTTAACTCCCATGTTATACAGCCACTTGTTAATGCTTTTAACGGACTGAAAACCAAGATAGCTGGCATTTGGGACGGCATTTGGGGCGGAATTAAGTCAGTTATAAATAGCATCATTGGAGGAATAAATACCCTGATAAAGGGTTTAAACAAGTTACATATTGACATTCCGGATTGGGTACCTCTGCTCGGCGGCAAGTCCTTCGGTTTCAATATCCCTGAGATACCCAAACTTGCCGTAGGCACAAACTACGTGCCGCAGGATATGTTTGCATATCTCCACGAAGGCGAGGCTGTCGTGCCTAAGAAATATAACCCGGCTGCAGGCGGAGGCTCTGACGCAGACGAACTCGAGCAGGCCGTATACCGTGGAATGACGAGTGCGCTACGTATCGCCCAGGCATCCACGCAGCAGGACAACAGGGAACTGGTACTCAAACTTGACAGCACACCGTTTGCCCGGGTGATGCTATCAGCGCTTATCCGTGAGGGTCAGCGCCAGGGATTTGACATCGTGCTAAGACCACAGGAGGGGTAATGAATGCTAAAAATCGCAGGAGTAACGGTAAAAACGCCCAGCGAGCTCAAAGTTGGGCGTTTTGATTTAACCAAAAGCAACCGCACCGCCTCTGGAAAGATGATGATGGAGTTGATTGCGACAAAGCGGCGGGTGGATTGTGTATGGAAGATGCTGCCCGACAACGACCTAAAATTGAT